GATAAGAAAAGAAAGAATAGCAGAAAAGAAAAGAAAATTAGCGCAAATAAAACTAATTATTGAAATATCTTTCGCTTCTCTCGCGGTTTTGCTAGGCTTGCTTGGGGTTTATTTGTTTGCTATGTATTTAAAATCGTAGGAGGTTCACATGCTACAAGCTTTGATAGGCCCAGCCACTGAGATAATTGGTAAGTTCATTGAGGACAAAGACCAAAAAAATAAATTGGCGCATGAAATCGCCACTATGGCGGAAAAACATGCTCAAGAGCTGGCAAAAGGCCAAATGGCTATTAACGCTGAAGAGGCGAAGCACAGAAACATCTTTGTAGCTGGTTGGCGCCCCTTTATTGGCTGGACTTGTGGCCTTGCGTTATTCGCGCACTTTATTTTATTTCCGTCAGCCGATGTAATCACCGCGTATCTTGGATATGACGCGGTTTCGTACCCTTCCTTTGATATGGATAGCCTGATGACTATTCTGCTTGGCATGTTGGGATTAGGCGGTATGCGTAGCTTTGAAAAGTACAAAAAACTTACAAAATAAGCGGTGCCTGGAGGGGTTATGGACGCAATAGCATTAACCGAACATTTATTAAGGAACATCCGGCAGCAGAAGGATGACTATGCAACTATGCTGTCGAATGGTGCGGTAGAGAACATGGAAAACTACCGCTTCATAGTGGGTCAAATACGCGGACTGACCTATTGTGAAGATGAAATCAGAGCCGCGATGAGAGGGGTCATTGAAGATGGCTAAAAAACTATTCGTGCCCGATAGGGTTGCGGCAAACATGAAGTCTGATGCGCCACAGACTGAAATACCAAAGGCGGTGCAGAAAGCTCTTCCTCCAGAAGAGGAGAACAAGAACACAGAAAACCCATCAGAGATGGACGCATCCGCGCTAGAGCGGTTGCCTGACCCTGTAGGTTATCGACTTCTTGTTATTCCTTATTACCCACCAGCGAAAACAAAAGGCGGTATTTATATCCCAGACGCTACTCGTGATAGAGAAGCGTTTGCGACTGTTGCTGCCTACGTTGTTAAGGTCGGTCCAGACGCCTATAAAGACCAAGATAAGTTTCCATCAGGCGCGTGGGCTTCTGAGAAATCATGGGTACTTATGGGCAGATATGCTGGGAATAGGTTCAAAGTGGACGGTCTTGAGGTAAGACTGATAAATGACGATAACATTATCGCCACTATACTTGACCCATCAGATATCTCGTATGTATAAAAATACTGGAGGCATATTATGAGTATTGAAGAAATGCAAGAAGCTGAAGATAATTTCAAATTCGATGTTGAGGATTCTGATGATTCCTACACTGAAGATTCTGAAAAAAAACCCGAACAATTGTTCGACTCTTCAGATGATTCATCCGATGACGGGGCGTCTGAAGATGATTTAGAGAATTATAGCGGTAATGTGCAGAAGCGCATTAATCAGCTAACAGCCAAGCGTAAGCAGGCAATGGAAGAGGCAGAAGCTGCGTATCAGTATGCACAGCAAATGGCTCAAGAAAATCAGCAGATTAAGGCTCGCTTAAATCAGCTAGACCAAGGCTACACCAATGAATACGGTGCCCGCGTTGAGTCTCAGATGGAGCAAGCTAAGAAGCTGCTTAGAGAAGCCCGCGATATTGGCGACATTGATAAAGAGACAGAAGCTGTTTCTTTGCTGCAACGTCTTGCGATTGAACAGGAAAGAGTCCGCGTTCAAAAGCAGAGAGCAGAACAGCAAGTCAATGTTGAGCAGCAGCAGCCGCAAATGCCGCAAAGGCAGGCTGTACCGCGTGAACAGGATTTAGACCCAAAGCTTCGCTCTTGGATGTCTAAGAATGATAGCTGGTTCAACAAAGACATGGTTATGACAGGTGGTGTTAAAGCCATACATGAACATCTTGTAGGTGTTGAAGGGTATGACCCTACAAGTGACGAATATTATGCGGAAATTGATAAGCGTATGCGTAAAGAATTCCCGCACAAGTTTCAGTCGCAACGGCAGAACGCCCAAACTGTTGCGCCTGCGTCCTCTGGACGGTCTGTGAAATCAGGGCGGAAAAAGACGGTGGAATTAACACCAGGTCAAGTGGCTTTCGCTAAGAAGATGAATATTCCTCTTGAGCGGTACGCAAAAGAAGTCGCAAAACTAGACACAAGGAGTGCATAATGGTTGACCGCGCGAGCCGGGATTCGCAAACCCGTGAAAAAACAGCGAGAGTAGAAGCGTGGCGTCCACCATCAACCCTTGAAGCTCCCGAAGCCCCTGTCGGTTTTAAACACCGCTGGATTCGTGAGTCAGTCATGGAATACGATGACCGCAACAACGTCCATAAGCGCCGCCGTGAAGGTTGGGAGCTTGTACGGGCGGAAGATTACCCTGATTTCGATGCACCTGTCATTGACGAAGGTAAAAACGCTGGCGTAATCGGCGTAGGTGGACTGGTTCTTGCCAGAATACCTGAAGAGATTGTGGAACAGCGTGACGCACATTACCGTAGTGTCACAGAAAATCAGATGGAAGCTGTAGATAGAGATTGGATGCGTGAGTCCAACGCGGCTATGCCCAAACTAAATCCGCAGCGTTCAAGTTCAGTAACTTTTGGCTCAAGAGGCCAAAAATAAACTCGTAAGGAGAGTTCAAGATGGCAAACAAAGATGCTGCCTTTGGTCTGCGCCCAGCGCGGATGATGAACGGCTCTGCCTTTATGAACCAACAGAATCGCTACCGTATCGCTTCCGGCGCTACTACTGCTATTTTCCAAGGCGACCTAGTGGAAACACTGACCGCCGGGACAATTGGCGTAAAAGCTGCTGGCGAAACTGACGCGGCTCTGGGTGTGTTCAACGGCTGCCGTTACACTGACCCTGTTTCTGGTAAGGAAACATTCTCAAACTACTACCCTGGCTCAATTGCTGCTTCTGACATTGAAGCTTTCGTAATTGACGCGCCAGACGTAGTTTACGAAATCCAGGCAGATGCTGCATTTCCAGTAGCTGACCTGTTCGGTAACTTTGACATTGTTGTTGGTACTGGCGACACAAATTCAGGGCTTTCACGCACTGAAATTGGTGTTTCAACTGGTGCAACCACTGCAACACTGCCACTGAAGGCGATTGATATTTCTCAAGACCCTGAAAACAGTGATGTTGGTTCAGCTAACACAAATGTCATGGTTGTTATCAATAATCACTTGCTGTCTGCTGGCACAGTAGGCTTGGCATAAGGAGACTAGATAATGGCTATTTCAAGAGCACAACTAGTTAAAGAACTAGAGCCAGGCCTGAACGCCCTGTTCGGCATGGAATATGACCGCTATGACGCGGAACACGCAGAAATCTACGACACCGAATCCTCAGACCGCGCGTTTGAAGAAGAGGTAATGCTCGTAGGTTTTGGTAACGCGCAGACCAAGCAAGAAGGTGCTGGCGTATCTTTCGACAACGCTTCAGAAGCTTACACAGCTCGTTATACCCATGAGACTATTTCATTGGCATTCGCGCTGACTGAAGAAGCAATGGAAGATAACCTGTACGACCGTCTTGGCGCTCGTTACACCCGCGCATTGGCACGTTCAATGGCACACACAAAGCAAGTTAAGGCTGCTGCAACTCTGAACAATGCGTTCGACAACAACTACGCTGGCGGTGACGGTAAGGAGCTTTGCGCTACTGACCACCCGCTTGCTGGTGGCGGTTCATTCCGCAACGAGCCTTCAACTGCTGCTGACCTCAACGAAACTTCACTTGAGAATGCTCTGATTGACATCTCAACTTTCGTTGACGAGCGTAACTTGATTATCGCCCTGCGCGGTACCAAGCTTATCGTTCCACCACAGCTTCAGTTTGTTGCTGACCGTCTGCTGGAATCTACCCTGCGCGTAGGTACAGCCGACAACGATGTGAACGCCATTCGCAACATGGGTATGCTGCCAGAGGGTTACACTGTTAACCACTTCCTGACAGACCCAGATGCGTTCTTCATCAAGACAGATGCGCCAAACGGCTTCAAGCACTTTGAGCGTACTCCAATGTCTACAGGCATGGAAGCTGACTTCGACTCAGGCAACATGCGCTTTAAAGCTCGTGAGCGTTATAGCTTCGGTTATTCCGACCCACGCGCTGTGTTCGGTTCACCCGGCGCATAAAGCGAACAATTATTCGGAAAAGGGCGGCTTCCATGCCGCCCTTTTTTATTGTATAGTTACTTATCCCTGACAGTCGCATGGTGCGGCTGACACTAGCCAAGACAGGAGATAATCATGGCTCGTACAACTTTTTCAGGTCCAGTTAAGTCAAACACAGCTTTCTGGGCAAACCCAATCCTCTTTGCAGACCTACCAACTGCTTCAGCCGACAATGAAGGGTATATTTACTATGTATCCAATGCGTTAAAGGCCTCTGAAACAGCTACAAACGGTACAGGCAACCTTGTTTTTTCTGACGGTTCAAACTGGATTCGTGTAGACACTGGCGCAACAGCCACTGCTTAATAGGAGGCTGATATGGCTGGTCCAGTAAAAGCCTATAATTGGGCGCAAGGAACATCTGCTGCTGTAGTCGGTCCCGCTCGCTCAAGAATACGCCAAATCGTAATATACGCGGCAGCCGCGGGGGCGTTCACCATAAAGAATGGTGGCGCGACTGGTGAAACATTGATTACGCAAAGCTTTGCAACTGGTATGCACCATCTGAATATCCCGGATGATGGCATTCTTGCTACTGATGGTGCGTATGTTAGTGCTTTCACAGGCTTAAACAACGAACTAACAATCTTCTTATCATAGGAGCTTGTTATGCCCCACGAGACACGTTCTATAACCCAGGTCGGTACATCTGAACCATTTGAGCTACAGGTGTCTCGTGGGCAAATTACTTTACATTACAAGGTTCATAAGTTTGGCTTTAATCCTCTTGTTCAGGACGCAGAGGAAACCATTTGGGATGTGGGCGGTATATATGCCTACCCATCTTCTGCCGTAAAGATGACAGCGACTAGCACAGATGGCGCTAATGACGAAGATTTGCAAGTAACCATTCAAGGCCTTGATGCAGATTATAACGAGCTATCTGAAACGGTGACGCTTGATGGTTCAGGAACAGCAGAGACAAATAGTTTCTTCTTGCGCGTAAACAGAGCGTTCATTGCTGGCTCACAAGAGCCTTCAGGCACCATAAATATCACTAACTCGTCTACCACATACGCGCGTATAAGTTTGGGCGAGAATCAAACTTTAATGGCTATGTGGACTGTACCCGCTGGGTATACCGCGTATATGCTTCAAAACAATACAACTTGTTACACTGAGCAAAACAATAAGTTTGGCATCACAAAGCTTGTCACGAGAGAGCCCGGCGGTGTGTTCAGAACACAAGACAAGCATACCGTTGTTTTAAGTCAAAATGTTGTCGATTACTCAATCCCTAAGTCTTTCCCAGAAAAAACTGATATTGAAATGAGAGCTACCGCCAGTAGCTCAAACGCGAACCTACAGGTTTCCGCAAGCTTTGATATCGTGTACATTAAGAATGAGGTAGGTGTATAATGTCACGGAAAAAAGAAAATCCTATTCGTAAAACCACTGGTAAGGGCGGCAATTATCGCAAAACTAAAGAAGGCGCGGGCATGACCAAAAAGGGTGTTGCTGCATATCGTAAGGCAAACCCAGGCTCTAAGCTAAAAACAGCCGTCACTGGCAAAGTAAAGAAAGGTTCTGCTGCGGCAAAGCGCCGTAAATCATTTTGCGCCCGTAGCGCTGGTCAAATGAAGAAGTTTCCGAAGGCAGCAAAAAACCCCAACAGCCGCTTGAGACAGGCGCGTAGAAGGTGGAAATGCTAATGGCTGATTTATCTACAGAGGACAGACAGTGGAAGTTTATATCATCAATGGAAGGTGACATTAAAGTTATATTTAATCGTCTTGATACGATTGAGAATAATCATTTGAAACACATGCAAGATGACCTAACCCAACAAAGCCAGCGCTTGTGGATGATTTTAATGGTTGTATTCGCACAATTGTTCGCCATTTGTGGCGGCATGATTGTTTTGTGGGTAACTAAATAATGGCGATGGGGAGAGCGCAAATGTCTCAGCAAGTGTCAAAAGGCGGCTCAAAGAAAGACGCCTGCTATAAAAAAGTTAAGGCGCGTTACCGCGTATTTCCTTCAGCATACGCATCTGGTGCGATTGCTAAGTGTCGCAAAGTTGGTGCGTCCAATTGGGGAAACAAATCTAAAGCAAAGAAGATGCGTGGCGGTGGCTGCGTAATGAAAGACAAGCCAACAAAAATGTATTGATGGGACGGATATGGCGGTTAGAAAATCAAAAGCTGGTGCTAATCTCAAACGGTGGTTCAAAGAAGAGTGGAAGGACGTCCGCACGGGGAAAGCATGTGGGCGTGGCAAAGGAGAAAAACGGGGTACTCCATATTGCCGCCCCAGCAAGAGGGTATCTTCTAAAACCCCAAAAACCTCCAAAGAGATGACTGCGGCGGAAAAACGTAGTAGGATAGCACAGAAGAAGCGTTTGGGTCAGCCAGCAGGCAAGCCGCGCCGTGTAAAGTCTTTGAAGAGAAAGAAGAAGTAAATGGCAGTCTCAGGCTCAACAGATTTTGAATTAGATGTATCTGATTACATTGAAGAAGCTTTTGAGCGCTGCGGTTTAGAGGTCAAGACGGGCTACGACCTGAAAACCGCGAAGCGTTCAATGAACCTTATGTTTGCAGAATGGGCGAACAGAGGCTTGAACCAATGGACGATTGTGCAGCGCACCTTAACTATGACGCAAGGCACGAACAATTATACGCTTGGCAGCGATGTTATTGATGTGCTTTCCGCGGTTATACGCAGAGACGGCACAGACATCAGCATGGACAAAGTTAGCCGAGATGAGTATTTAAACATACCGAACAAGGACACACAGGCGCGTCCTACTCAGTTTTTCATAGACAGACAGATAACCCCTGTAGCTAAGATATGGCCTGCACCAGACAATAGCACAGATGTTATCTATTATGATGCTTTGACCCGTATTGATGACGCGGACACATTTACAAACACAATTGATGTGCCTTTCCGCTTCTATCCATGCTTGGCTGCTGGTCTTGCCTATTACCTCTCTATCAAGAGAGCGCCAGACCGCATTCAAATGCTAAAAGCTGTATATGAAGAAGAGCTAGATAGAGCCTTAACAGAAGATAGGGATAGGGCTTCATTTAATGTTGCGCCTAGCTTGAGTTACTATAGGGTGTCATAATGCCTAAGTACGCGGCTGGTAAATACGCTTATGGAATATCTGACCGCTCTGGATTTCGTTATCGTTTAAAGGATATGCGAAAAGAGTGGACGGGCTTTCTTGTTGGCAAGGATGAGTGGGAGCCAAAGCACCCTCAGTTAGAGCCAAACAGGCATCCAACTGACGCAGAAGCTTTGCGTGACCCGCGCCCAGACCCGGCTGCAAATGGCAATGACGATAGAGCGTTTATTGTATATACAAATGTTGGTGATGGAATAATTGGTAAGGAGCTTGATACATTTGAGCTAACAGGCTCGATTGGTATAGTTACGGTGGTAGTATGAGTTATACATTAACAACATTAAAGCAAGCTATTCAGGATTACACTGAAAACAGCGAAACAACTTTTGTGAATAATTTAGACAACATT